GCCAGCATCGAGGAGCCGCGCCCGGCGCCGCTGCCCTACTGGCCCGCGAAGTCCACCGCCTGGGCGAACTCGACCGGATGCACCAGCATGTCGCCCAGCGAAGCCCGCACGCAGGCACCGTATTCCTGGTCCAGCAGGTTGGTGGCCAGCTCGCGCGCCCTCTCCCGCGTGATCGGCGGATCTGCCATGGTCACCGCGCGTGCCATCCTCGTAGCGCGCGGCGCCATGGCCGATGGCGGGCACGTCGCCGCGCACCGGGATGATGGGCGAAGTGCTGGACCCTTCGGCCGCGATCCAGGAGGCCAGGATGCCGGCGCCGATGCCCAGACTGGCAGTAGGCACACGGCTCGTCATGGCTCATCTCGTTCGCTGGAAGCAGCCATGCGCACGATGCACGCACGGCCGGCCTGGTGCTCCTGGCCCATGCGGTAGTCGCGGCGCCACTTCCAGGCGAGATGCGCAACCTGCAGGGCGATCAGGACCAGCGTGGCCACGATTACCCAGGCGTTACCCGTGAGGCCCATGAACGTGACTTCCGTCTGCGGGGTGGCAGCGACACCCGCGCTGGCACCCACGGCGGGCGCGGACTTCACGCCTGCCAGGATCAGGTCGTTCTTGTGCTCGGCGGTCAGGCCGCTGGTCAAGCCGAGCACTTCCTTGATGGTGTCGATATTCATCGTTCGGCGGCCGGCTGACTGTCGGTGGTTGTGGTGGAAAAGCGGTTCAGTTGAGCATCCACGGCGTCGAGCCGCTCGCGGCTGGCGGCCTGGATCTCAGCCACACGCTCGCGCGAGTCGGCCTCAATGTGTGCCACCTGCAGGCGCACGTCCTGGTCGCCCTTGATCTGCAGCGTCTTGTTGGCCAGGTCGGCCTGCGTCTTGGCCAGCTTGCGGCGCAGCTCGTCCAGCTCCATGTCCGCGTCGCGGCGCGCGGTGGCTGCCACGCCCTCCATCTGCTGGGCCAGCGCAGGGTTGCCGCCGGCGGCGCGCAGCTGCTCGGCCTCGGCTTCCAGCTTCTCTGCGCGGGCGTTGATCTCCCGGACCTTGGCTTGCTGCTCGGCCAGCGCCTGGCGCGCGCTCTCCTGCTGCATCTGCAGGGCCTCGGCCTGGGCCTGCATCTGCTGCTGGACCTGCTGCTGCTCCTCTGGCGTGAGGGGCTTGTTGGGGTCGCGCTCGCCGGTGAGCTTGCGCAGTTCGTCGGCCACCAGGTCGTTGTTGGGCAGGTCCGAATACTCCATGGCCAGCGTCATGATGCGGATGGCCACCTCGGGCGGCAGGCGGCCCGCCAGCTGATTCAGGCTTTCGAACATGACCTGGCGCAGCGTGCCCGAATAGTCCTGCTCGGCCACCACGAAGTCGGCCATGCTGGCCGTGATGTCGTTCAGGTAGCGCACGCTCCCGTCTGGCTGGACCTCGGGCTGGTTGACCTTCACCCAGTCCAGCCGGCCCTTGTGGCCCGACAGGCGAATAACCTTCTCCTCGGTGTACCACTGCTCCAACAGGCTCAACAGCTTCTCGCCATGGATCTGCACGGCGAAGCGCAGGTTGTCGAAGGGCTGCGTGGTCACGACCGAGCCCTGCAGCTGGCGGGCCTCGATCGCGCGGCCGCTGACGGCGTTGGTGCGCCGGCCCAGGTTCTCGTCGCTGATGCCCGCGGACTTCTGGATGGCCTGGCCGTCCAGCGTCATCATCTGCACTTGCCCGGCGGCCATCTCGCTGTCGCGGTGGACCTCGAACTTCTTGCCGGCCTTGTAGATCACCACGCCGTCCGGCTGGTTGACCTCCTCGCGCGCCTCGTTGATGTCATCGAAGGCGCCCTTCTCCGCAAAGATCTGGTTCGTGGACAGCAGGAACAGCGCCTTGCTGGCCCGCTTGTTCAGGTCCATCTGCAGATCGCGCACGCGGCGCACCACGCCGTAGGGCATGCGGTCGCGGCCGCGGCGGTAGCACCAGATGGGCGTCAGGCTGAAACTGTTGTGGCGCATGGGCGTTGGGGCCAGGGCCAGCAGATGGCCCTCGGTGAAGACCGCGACGTGCATGCGCATGGCGACACGCTCCACGATGGAGCCGCCATGAGCGCCCACCACGGCGCGCAGCGCATGGTCCCAGGGCTCCACGAACGAGCCCTTGAAGGGGCCGCTGGTCACCACCTGAACAGACGCCGGCATGCGGAACTGGCATTCGATCAGGCGCACGCGGCGCCGCGCCTCGCTGTCGATGTTGCCGCGCCCGCCTGCCAGGTAGCTGCCGCTGGTGCCACTGACATGGCGCTCACTGGTATGGCCCTGGAAAAAGAATTCATCCTCGGCCCACTGCTGGGCGCTGAACTCCTCCTCGCGCAGCACAGCACGCTCCAGCACATCGCGGCGCTGCGGGTACATGGTGACAGCCACGTCCTCGTCCACCCAGCGCGTGCGGAACAGGTAGCGCGCATCGCTCAGGTCCGGCTCCATGGCCATCGAGTCCCAGAGCACATTGCGCCAGTCCTCGTACTTGTCGTAGATGATCTCCTTGGTGGGGTCGTTGCGCACGCCGGAGTCCACCCAGCCCACGCCCACCTTCACCGTGTCCTCGAAGGCGCGCGAGCGGTTGAACGTGGTGCGGTTCACGTCGCTGACGTACTTGAGCACCTTGGTCTTCACGTCGGCCAACTGCACGTCGTCCTCGGCGCGCGGCAGCACGCTCCAGTCCACGCGCGCGCGGCGCTCCGTGCCAATGAGCC